GTCGGACTTGATCACGAACTCCTCGATGTCGCGGCCGACCGCTTCCGCGATCATCACCATGATCGTGTCGGCGAGGGCATCGCGCTCGATGTTGTCTTCGAACATCTCGTCGGACACCGGGACTTCACCCTTGAAGAGGTTGGTCGACAGCGTCACGAGACCTGTGGCCGGCTTCACCCGATCGGTCGGATCGAGACGCGTGGCCTCGACGCCGGAGCGGAGAATCCGGTTGCCGAACGAAATGCGAGGAACCTCGAACTTCGGCGAGAGCGAGGTTTGGTTGTTGGCTTCCTTCAGGAGGATGCTCTCATCGATCAGGACCCGAAGGAACTCCCGCGCCTGTTGCGGCGAAAGTAACCCACCGCCAGCCGGAGACGTGATATCGGGAGTGGTCCACGTCGCCTTTTCGAGCCACCGTGCGATCTGCATTGTCGTTTCCCCTTTTCCTTGTCAGTGGCTCAGGCTTATCGCCCGGCCTCGAAAACCACGTTCGCGAAACTCTCGCCGAAACGATAGCCCGCGTTCTTGCGGATCGCGCGCTGCTCGTCGGTCATCACCTGCTTCGACTCGGGCCGTGCGGCCGGCTTCTCGTCCTTGCCCTCGGTCTTCTCGACCTTCTTCATCTCGGCCGGCTTCGGAGCCATCGGCTCCATGTTCTTCAGAGCCTTCGCGACGCCCGCCTCGACCGCGTCGGCAATCGCCTTCGCCATCGGAGCATTCGGGGACGCCCACGGCGTGTCGGTCGGCTTGCCAGCGTGTTCCTCGGCCTGCGCCTCGTCCGCGATGGACGGAGCCATTTCCTTCTTCGGGGCCGCGTACGCGGCCTTCACCGAGAACTGCACCCGGCCGACCATGCTGCCCGGCATCGAGCGCGGGGTGAAGTTGCTGCCCAGGTCCTCGTCGGCCGGGCCGCGCTTGTCCACGTCCGGCTCGCTGTACTCGTACGGCTGAGTCGGAACCGCCTTCGACACGAACACGGGCTCGGCACCCATGATCTGCGCGAGGCCGTTGACCGCAATGGCCGTCGACTTGCTCACCTTGCCAGCCGCGTCCTTGCGGAGAGCCTTCAGGAGCATGTCAGCCGCCGTGGCGACAGACGCGTAGTTCTTGAGCAGTTGCGAAAGTTGATCCTTCGTGATTTCCGTCGCCATTGTCTTGTCTCCCTCGCTCTTGTAGAGTGCGAATGCGCGGCCGGTGGCGGGACGGTCGACAGCGTCGACTCGATCCACGTCCAACTCTTTCAACTCGGTCGCAAGTTCCTTGCGGATCGCCACGTGCCTATCTCCTGATGGCCTCGGCACTGGCGCTCGGTGGCGCTACTGACTCGGGGCGGGTCCTTCTGTCTAACTCTATTCTACCGTGCCCACAGGTTGTACTGCAAGTCTTTTGTTTAGCCCACCTGTAGGGCTCGGATTGCCGTATCGAAGTCGGCCAGCCGGAACCTGTTCAGCGTCTTACAGCGCCGACACTTCATCTCAATCGAGCCCAGGTCCGGCGATTTCATTCCGCCGCCTGCAATCGGCATCGTCTTCGGCGGCTCGAACACGAAGAGCAACTTCCCGCAACGCGAGCCGTGCTCATTGATGCCAGTGCAGTTGTACGCGACGCCCTCGCGCTCGCCCATCATGCGGCTTTCGGCATCGCGCCATTACCGCTCGTCGTGCGCGAATGCAGATGCGCGAGATACGTCTTCGCGTCCGCGTCGCCTGTGCCGTGAATGTGCAACTCGCCGGGTCCGGTGTGATGCCACTCGCCGTTGGGCTGAACCGTCATCGTGTGGCCTTCAAGTCCCGGGTGCGTGTACATCTGATCTCCCGAGCCGTCCGACGTGGGGCCGGCGTGCTGCCAGCCGTGACTCACGAGAGACGTGTGAACTTCCGCGCCGCCCTGTGTCGACTGATTCGCCGCCGCACCCGAGTGCGCCTGACGAGCAGCCGCCGCAGCCGCACGCGCCTCGTCGCTCCACATTTTCTGAAGCGACTCGGTGCCGGGGCCGTCAAGGAATGCGTCGCGATGAATCGATGCGCGCTTCTCACCCGGCCAGTGGCCCGTCTGCCGATGTTCGTAATCGGCGCAGAACGCCTCCGGATCGTCCGGCTTCGCGGCCGGAACGATGCGAGTCATGCAATCGGTGAAGTCGCCGCTGCCTTTTTCGAGACCCTTGCACGCGGAGCAGTCACCGCACTTCTCGACTCTGACACCGAGGAACGAGTCGCCGAAAAGCATTATTCGTCCTCCTCGTTCTCTTCGGCCTGATCCGGACCGAACAGATTGTCGGCGTGATTGCCGGGGCGGTAAAACCCAGGCTCACCCTCGTGCTCGCCGTCCTCGTCGCGGCCCGGCGTTTCGAACATCTCTTCGCCCATCTTGCTGTCGGTCGCCACCGGAGCCGGCGAGTCGTCTTTCTTCGCCTCTTCGTTCCGGTGCTCGATCGTCTCGTCCGTCGAGTACGTCTCGCGCACAGCGTTGGACGGCGGCTCGGCGACTGTCTGCGGCGAAGGCTTCACGCCGCCGATGTTGCCGGGCTGAGTCGGATCGTACTCTGCATTGTCCGGGTGAAGGAATGCGTCTTGTCTGTACCAGGGAGCCATGTTACACTTCCTCTCCATTGGCGAACTTGCGGGCAACGCCTTGCAGCGAGTACCCTGTCAGTGCACCGCGTTCGATTTTTGTCCACGCATCCGTGTCCCACACAGTGCCGAGCATCCACGAGCCCGGCTTGATCACCTGATCGCGACCCGACGTGTCCTTGATCTTCCACTCGGGGCCGCGATAGATGTAACTCTCGACCACTTTGCCCGCGCCGTCCGTGCCGGACTGATGCTGTATGCCGACGCGGCCCGTGAGTCCGTCCTTCTGCGCGAAGGCCCAAGCCGATTTTTCCAACTCTTCGGGAGTCATCGTGTCGCCGTGATAGTCCCTTTCACCTGGCGCATACACGACGCCGAGCGTGTACCGTTGCTTCTCGGACTTCGCGATCGGAACCGGCGCGTTTTCCCGCTTCGTGTAGAACGCTAGCGGCACCGCTACGAACGCGTTCTCGACGGCGCTCTTCTCGACGCGGAAAATCTGCGAGCCGACACCGTAACTTATCTTGAACACACGGTCCGTCTCGATCGTTTCGCACATGACTTCTTCGGCCTTCACGACAATCTTCGTGACGTGCGTGAACTCCGCGAACGCCGCCTGCAACGCCTTCATCATGGCGGGGGCCGGAGTCGGCATCACTTGCTTCGCATTGGGGGCCTTCTCACCCGCGAGCGGCAGTTTGCCGTATCCCGGCATGCTCGGCGTCACGGGCCAGGCAACGTCCTTCGACGTGCCATGCTTGTGCGCCTCGATCGCCGCCAACTGCGCCTTCGCATCGGCCTCGTTCGAGTGCGTGCCCAAGACCTTGCCGCTCTCCGCGTGCACTGTCCAGGTGCTACCGCTGTGCGTGATGTACTTCTGGACGGGGCAGGCAGGCCACGCTACGGCGCAACGCTCGGACTTCGAGATGCACTTGGAATGGAACTGCTCGATCCAATTGCTCTTCGACATAGAGGCCCCCTGTGACTCTATTCTACCACTACCCGCCTGTTGAGTGCTAGCAGTGAACTCGTCGGTGAACTTCGCCGTCCAGGCATCGAGCATCCGTTCCCACTTCTTCAGGCCCGGCATGCACAGGCCATCCTCCGGCTCCTCGTCACCACAGCGGACACAGCGGGGGTGCCCGTTGGGGTGCGCCCAATCAGCGGCCAGGAAGCGATGCGTCTTCTCACCCCATACCTTCTTGTTGTTTTTGATTTTTTCGCTCTCGGCCTCGTATCCAGACAGAGCCTTTTGCACGGGCGGCTTCGCCGCAGCGGCAGAGTCCGCCTTCGCCTTGTCCCACTCGTGCGGCGCGTAGTAGTTGGTCGCCTTCGGCGACGCGCTCTGATCGCCGCCGACGTGTGCCATGAATACCACGTCAGGCTGGCGCTCAGCCGGCCATTGCGGGCGGTACGCCGGGTTGAACTTCATCCGGCCCGTCTCGACGAACCCCGCCTTGCGGTATACGTCGGGCAGGCCCGGCTTCCCTGGCGTTTCATAGTCGTACGCGTCGAGCATGCGCCCGCCCTGCCGCACAGCCTCGTGCAGGGCCGCGCTGCCTGACCCCTTCGGCGCGTCCGGGTTGCGGAACACGTTCTGGATGTCACCATCCGGGGCCACGGCCGCGCCTGCCGAGCCGTTCTTGTTCATGATCAGTTTGTGGCCTTCCAGGTCGCCCGGTTCCAGGTGCGAGAAGAAGTCACCCCGGGGATTCTTGTTCCGGGCCGCGATGAACTCCTCCGGCGTCGGGCTCTTCCAGTTCTCGACCACGCGGCGGCTGTCCCGCCACTCCTCGGGGAACTCGTTCGTGCGCGCGATCTGCCCCTTGCGTTCGAGCGCGCGGACCGTCTGCACCGACACCCATTTTTCGGGCACGCCCTTGGTGTTCATCTTCGCGCCCTCGGCGTGCCAGAAGCCGCCTGGCTTGCGGACGATCTTGCCGCCGTGCTCGCGAGCGTGGGTTAGGAAGTCGGCCTGAGTGTGGCTCACACCCGCGCCAGGTCCGCCGCTTGTCCACTTTCCTGACTCGTCGCGCGGCTCGTCTTCGCTGTACTTCTTCACGCTCTTCGTCGTCTTGTCGCTGTCGTACTCGGCGCGGATATACGAGCCGCTGTACGCCTTCGGCAGGGCACGCAGAAACTCGGACGGCCGATCCGGCGACACGTCACCCGCAGGCTCGCTCGCGATCTTCGTGAGCATGCGATACGCGTGCTCGGTGTTCGTGCAGGCCGGATTGACGGCCACACTGATTACCGCGCCCTTCAGCGCGATCTCGCCGAGTGTTTCGTGCTGTCCGTCAATGGTGCCGTAGATCGTGACTTTCACTTGTCCACTCCTAGTTGACGCCACGTAACGCCGTCGCTGATGGCCGTGTTGTAGCGTTTTTCCGCGTGCGCAATTGCCTTCTCGTCAATGCCCCGCCGCTCCATGACTGCCTTGATCTTCGCCCACTTGCCCTTCCACGGCTTTTTGATGCTCTCGGGAATCACGTCGCCGCCCAACGGCGCGCCAGCGGCTCCCGCCACAACGCCTCTCCACAGTCCGAAACGAGCGGTCTCGTTGCTCCGGCGCGACAGCGATAGGCCGTTGTCAATGAGCCACAGTTTGCCCTTGTCGTCAGACATGTAGTTGGAACTGTGCCGGTCGGTATTGCCGAGGATGTAGTCGAAGAACGTCCCCCTCAGAGCATTGTCTGTGAAGTTCTTGTCGCCCGACGAGCCGTCGTTCGACGCATGGGGAATCATCTCCATCATGGCACCGTAGGTCCCGTCATACTTGACGATGGACGTGACGGGCATGAAACTCTTCATCCCGACCAACTTGCCGATGTCGTAGGCCGCGACTTCGCGCTGATACTGCTCACCCGCGAAGACGCCACTGCGCACGTTCGCTTCGCCGTTCGACGGCTTCCACACGTACTTCGAGCCGTCCGGCATCGTGACGACGCGCGTTTCGCTTACGCCGCCGCCCAGGTGCTTCGATGTCGGCTTGCCAGACTCTAGTTTGCCCTGAATCGCCTTCTGCTCTTTCGAGTCGAACTTCTC